TTGATTCCAATTGGTTTCAATACTTAACCCACCGGCTATTAGCCATTATGTCCGTTATGGAGTTGTTATTATGCTTTCACAAGAGTTTCAAGTCACGTTGATCCAAGCCAAACCATATGTAGAGGATTGCCTCGACGCTGGATTGGTGCCTATTCTCCGGGGTAGCCCAGCGTTGGGTAAGTCTGCTTTGGCGGCGTCTATTGCCAAAGAACGCAACCTGAAGTTGATCGATGAACGTTTTGCCGGTTATGACCCGACCGACATGAACGGCTTCCCGCATCTTGATGTCGAGAAGGGCGTTGCTGCCTATTTTCCACTGGGCACCTTCCCGCTGGACGATCAGGAACTGCCAATCAATCCAGAAACCAATCAGCCATACGCGGGCTGGCTGGTGCTGGCGGACGAACTGACCTCGGCTCCGGGCGCAGTGCAAGCAGCTTCCTACAAACTGTTCCTTGACCGTATGGTGGGTCAACGCAAGTTGCATCCGAAGGTTCACCTGATGGCAGCAGGCAACCTCGACACCGACAATGCGATCACGCATGAGATGTCCACGGCCCTTATCAGCCGTCTGATCAACATCCATGTGATTCCATCGCAGGCGGAATGGCTTGATTGGGCTACCAAGAACGGTATCCATTCGCTGGTTACCTCGTTCATCGATTATCAAGGTGGTGATTTCTACTACACCTTCGATGCCGAGAACCCGAACCAGCCGTTCGCAGCCTCGCGGACATGGGAATTCGTGTCCAAGCTGATCTACACCTTTCAGAAAAAAGGCGTGGCTGTGTCGTCCCGTACCAAGCTGCTCGCCGGTACTGTAGGCGAAGGTGCAGCCGTGGCCTTGACTGGTTTCGCTGCGACGTGGGGGCAATTGCCACCATTGGCAGAAATACTGGCCAACCCGGAAAGCTGCCGTCTGCCGGATAATCCGGGCGCGCAGTATGCGATGACCGGTGCTATCGGTGACTGGGCTACAGCAGATAATCTGCCTGCCCTCATCAAGTACTTCAGTCGCCTGCGGCCTGACATGCAGATCGTGACTTTCCGCAACATCAACAACCGTCACCAAGAACTGAAGTCGCATCCAGCGGCTCTGCAATGGATGACAGACAACATGCATCTGTATCTGGGGTAATCCATGAGCAATACGGTTATAGCTGTGCTTAAGGAAAACGAGAGCGAGCTGCAATCGTGGCTCAAAAAGAAACTAGTTAGTGTGTATCACCGACTAGTAGTTGGCGAAACTGTTGTGCTTGGTGTTGGTTCTTCAACCACGACCATTTACAGTAGTTTCATCGCCTTAGCTGGTGAAAAGTTCTGGGCTTACAACATTATTCAGTACGCTAATGAGTATGAGTATTGGCCTAACAAAACACTATCTGTGCGCTTTGACTATCAAGGGAATATGTCCCAGTTGATCGGCAGAAGTCCAAGCAATACCGAAGTACGCCAAGTGCTGCACCAGCTGATTACCCTAGAACCCAATGATCCACGGCTTAAAGATCGGTTGTTTAACGCCTATCTGCTGAGGTTTGAATGGGAAAACCAACTTGAAAATGGGCGATTGCATGCCATGCGAAAGCTCATAGGAGGTCTGTAATGTTGCAACAACTACAGCCTGCTGTGGAAATGGACGACAAGGCTTTCCTTGCTGCCTACACGCAGGCCCGCGTCTATTTGATGCAGAACCCCAAGTGGGCATTCTACTCAGCCCTGCTGATGTTGCTCATGGACAAGATGGATCACCCAGAAGTGCCTACGGCTGGTGTAGACGGCAAATACCTCTACATCAACCGTGAGTTCTTCATGTCACTGGAATCCAAACCTCGGCGTGCTGGCTTGCTGGCGCACGAGTCATTGCATGTGGCTCTCAAGCACATGATCCGTGGGGCATCCATCCCCATGGAAATGATGGAGAAGTTCCAAGAAGCCTGCGATCACGTCATCAACCTGATGCTCGTGGAAGACGGCTTCGAACCGATTCACCCGGATTGGTACTGTGACCCGGCCTACAAGAACATGACTGCCGAGCAGATTTACAAACTGCTGCTGGAGCAACCACCAAAACCCCAACAGAATGATGGGGGTGGGGGTGCTGTACCCGGTGGCATCGGCAACGACATCCTGCAACCTAAAGGTCAAGACAGTGGTGAAGGCCAAACTGAAACCATTGATCAAAAGCAAGCCATGGCTGATCTGTCCTGCGAGATTGACGTGATGCTACGCCAAGCTGAGCAACAAGCCATCAATGCTGGCCTAAAACCGGGCGACATTCCTCAACAGATCCGTGCGTATCTGGACAGTCTGGTTAAGCCAAAGCTGCCCATGGCTACGCACCTGCGTCAGTTCATGCGGGCGATCAGCCGGGATGACTATAGCTGGCGTAAACTGAATCGTCGGTTCTCTCCAATGATCCTGCCGGGGCTGCGCAGTGACCACAAGTTGCTGCACATTGCCTTTGCATTCGACATGTCCGGGTCGGTAAGCCGTAAGGACTACACCCGTTACATGTCCGAGCTGTATGGCGTCATGCGTCAAATGAAGCCAGACAAGCTCACGCTCATTCAATTCGATACCAACATCAAGTCAGTGGACACGATCAAATCGGTTCGCGACATGGCGAATATCGAGCTTCGGGGGCGTGGTGGCACCAACGTCAACCCCCTGATGGAGTGGGCCAAGATTCACAAGCCAACAGCCTTGATTGTCTTCACGGACGGCGAATACAGCCATCCGGTTGAGAAACCCAAGTGCCCGGTATTGTGGTTGATCCATGGTCACCGTAAAGAGCGGTTCCACTGCGATTTCGGTAAGACCGTTTTGTTCGATGTGTGAGGTGATTATGGGATATCCCCATTACATCCTTGAATGGGTTAAACACCCAGAGGATGGTAACTACTACTACCGTGAAGTTTACGCTGGTCGTAGCTGGTTTAAGGCTTTACGCGCCTTCATCAAAACTAAACGCGCTGGCGTAGCTGGTTGCGTGAAGTGGGAATGGCGTTAATGTCTGGACTCACTTACACCAAGGGCCAACTCGACGGGTGGGAACTGTTCGCTAAGTTCTACTTGGCCCCTCTGGAAACCGTCATGGTGATCAAAGGGTACTCCGGCACCGGTAAGTCCACTTTGGTGGACTTGCTGATCAAACGAGTGCCCAAGCTGGATGAAATGCGCAAGTTGGTTGATCCACAGTGGAACGGTTACAAGATTTACGTGACCGCCACCACCAACCAAGCTGCTCTATCTCTGTACCAAGCCACAGGCGGTGGCCATGAAACTGGAACTATCCACTCTACTTTGAGCCTTCGTGTTGTACAGGAGGACTATAAGAAGCGTGGGCAAACCAAACTGGTTGCCTATGGCAAGGAGAAGGTTCGAGATGCGCTGATCTTCGTCGATGAAGCAAGCTACATCGATCAAGAGCTTCTACAATTCATCTTCAGCCAAACAGAGAACTGCAAGATCGTCTTGATTGGCGATCCTGACCAGCTAACACCAGTGGGCAGTACCTACATGCCAGCCTTCAAGCTGACCAACAACGAAGTAAAGCTGACACAGCCTACTCGCTTCGATGATGGCCCCATCTCTGAAATGGTGGCAAACCTGCGTGATACCGTTCAAACCCAGACGTGGCACAAGCTGCAAATCGTACCGGGTGTGATCGATCATGTAGACCCAGCCACCTTCGAAGCCATGGCTCTCGATGCCTTCAAGAATGAAGGTAAGTGGGGTGTGTCCAAGGTACTGTCGTTCTTCAACGACACAGTAATCGGCTACAACAACAAAATCTCCAAGCACCTGCTGGGGACTACGGAGTTGCAAGTCGGTCAACGTGTGAGCAATACAGGGGCTGCTGTACAAGGCAGTTCCCGTGTGTTCAACAACGAAGAAGTCCTGATTACAGCTATCGAACCAGCCAACCGTTACGGTGTGGAAGGCAAGGATATCTGGCTCAAAAGCAAAGGAGGTAACGCATGGTTTATGCCCAACTCCCGAGCTGAAGGACATGCAGCACACCGAAGGATGGCAGCAGTAGACGACTACGAAGCCATGAAGGAAATGGTGGATGAGTGGGTCGATCTGCGACCTGACTACGCAAAGACGGTGAACAAGTCGCAAGGTTCTACCTACGACACCGTATTTGTTGATCTCGGTGATATTTATCGTGGTGCGCGCACTGCCGATCAACTGGCTCGTTATCTCTACGTGGCCAACAGTCGGTGTCGCTCGCGCATTGTGATGACAGGTGACCTCGGATGAAACAAAAGGACAAGGCAACGCTGAAGTACAAGCTGCTGATGCGTCTGGAAAGCTACGTGTATCGTCACGTAGATGAACGCTTGGAAGAAGGCCTGCGTGAACTGGTTCGCCAGAACAACGTACTGCACGGAAACATTCAAGCGGACACTTTCTATTATGGTGGAGGGCGATGGCCGAAACTGGCACTCACCAAGAAACCAACGCCTATCCTACATGAGACTCTGGAAGAGAAAGCCAGTGAGTTAATCAACTGGTGGGAGCAAATCGAATTCGAAGAGCGACCATTGGTACTGGCTTTCCTACGGAAGCTTCTGAATCACACAGATGACGTTGAGCAGATATTCCGGCTCCTGCCGGGTTCTTTGCACGATGCCGTTCGGGACATCTTAAACGCTGCGGAACTGCGGGTTACCGCGCTTCCTATGGAAGAAGTGGTGCAGCGTATTGGTGCCTCGGAGAAAGCTGTGCGATTGTTCAACATCCGCATGATGTCTAATCTGATAGGTGCTTGATGTATCACCACATCTACGGGCATAGCCCGAACAACACCTACAAGGTAGCGGTTCTAATCAAGGAACAAACGTTCCTCAAAGACCGCATACGGGATACGTACTTCGCTCCGCTGTGGAACAAAGGACTCAAGCCAGAGGACTCCATGGCCATGTCACTGGAGTACGATGACCCGAAGAAGGTATCGGCTAAAACGGTTAAGGCCTACGTGGCCAAGATTCTGCCGGTACTGAAAAACCTTGAAGTGAAATACCTGTATGTCTGTGATGCTACTTACTTCAAAGCCCTGACCGGAGAGAAGAAGGCGGAACCCTATTTGGGTTACGTCATGCCTTGCTGTCACAAGGGGTACGAAGAGTTCAACATCGTTTACGGTGTGAGCTACCAACGTTTGGTATATGACCCAGAGCTACGCGCTCAGGTGAATCTGGGACTGGATGCGTTGCATGACCATATGAATGGCCAGTACACAGCACCGGGCGAGGGCATTATCCATTCCGAGTGGTATCCAGACACAACGGCAGACATCGCCAAAGCTCTGCAATTCCTGAAGCAGTTCGACAAGCTCACCTGTGACATTGAGGCGTTTGACCTTGGGATCGAAAAGGCCGGTATCGGTACGATCCAGTTTGCCTGGGACAAACACAACTTCGTTGCATTCAAGGTGGATTTGCAGGAGCTAAGCCAGAAAGACGCGGAGGGGAACTACTCCAAACGAGTGGATAACCCTGTCCGACGTAAACTGGTTCGTGAGTTCTTTGAAACTTACGAAGGCGCAATGATCTACCACAGTGCGATCTTTGACGTGAAGCATCTGGTTTACAACCTGTTCATGACCAACCCGTTAGATCGGGTAGGTATGGTTGATGGGCTGCACGTCATGACTCGCAACCTGCACTGCACCAAGGTAATGGCTTATTTGGCCACCAACTCGTGTGCAGGAAACACTTTAGGTCTTAAATACTTAGCGCAAGAGTATGCAGGCAACTGGGCCGTGGACGAAATCCACGACATTCGAAAGATTCCAGTGGATACGCTCTTGCGTTACAACGGCGTGGACGGACTCTGTACGTTCTACGTCGCTGAGAAGTATTACCCGCTGATGGTTGCTGACCAGCAGCTAAACATCTACGAGACATTGTTTCGACCGTCACTGAAGCTATTGATTCACACAGAGCTGGTCGGTATGCCAATGTGTCCGAAAAAAGTGGTAGAGACCAAAGCCAAGTTGGAAACGTTGCATGCGAAATACCTTGCAGCGATCAGCAAGCATCCAACTGTGCTGGCCTTGAATGAAATACTTCAGCGTCAAGCCATGGCGAAAGCCAATGCGAAACTGAAAACCAAGCAACATCCACTGAGTCACTTCAGCGATGTTGTGTTCAACCCCGGTAGTCCGTTGCAGCTTCAAAAACTGCTCTATGAAGTCATTGGCTTGCCAGTGACTGATTATACGGACTCCAAGCAACCAGCCACTGGTGGGAAGATCATCAAGAAATTGATGGCTCATCCACTGGCAGAACCGCACAAGGACTTGTTACAGAGCCTTCGTGACTGGTCGGCAGTTGCAAAAATCCTGCAAGGGTTCATGCCTGCATTTGAAAACGGTCAGCTCAAAGCTGACGGCATGCGCTACTTGCACGGTGCGTTCAACCTCGGTGGCACTGTCTCAGGACGGTTGTCGTCGAGCGATCCGAACATGCAGAACATCCCGGCTGGGTCTGCCTATGGCAAGCTCATCAAGGAAATGTTCATTGCACCAGAGGGCTGGCTATTTGTCGGCGCCGACTTCGCATCGCTGGAAGATCGCATCAGTGCTTTGATCACCAAAGACCCAAACAAGCTAAAGGTATACACCGATGGCTTCGACGGTCACGCACTTCGCGCAGTGTCTTATTGGCCAGACGAGATGCCGGACATCGACCCTAACAATGTGCAAAGCGTTAACGCCATTGCAGAAAAAGGGCATAAGTACGGTAAGTTTCGCCAAGACTCCAAGACTCCTACCTTCCTGCTCACCTACGGTGGTACACACCACGGGATGATGAAGCAGTTGGGCTGGACAAAGGAGAAGTCAATGATCGTTGAGGAACGCTACCACGACCTCTACAAAGTCAGTGACGAGTTCATTGCCGAACGAATCAAGCGTGCGTGTACCGATGGGTATGTCGAGGTGGCATTTGGTCTGCGGGTACGCACACCGATGCTGGCACGCAGTATTCTCGACACCAAAGTAACCCCGTACGAATCCGCAGCAGAAGGCAGGACAGCCGGTAACGCGATGGGCCAGTCATATGGTTTGTTGAACAACCGTGCAGGTATTGCCTTCATGGAGAGCGTCTATGCGAGCAAGTATCGCTATGACATCCATCCTTGTGCATGGATTCACGACGCAGGTTATTACCTGATCAAGCAGGACTTAGGCTGCCTAAAGTTTGCCAACGACGGGATCGTTAAAGAGATGAGCTGGCAGGATCTGCCAGATATCAAACACGATGAAGTCAAATTAGGTGCCGATCTCGACCTGTTTTATCCGTCATGGGCTAATGCCGTGACGTTGCCAAACAATGCGAGTGAAGCAGAACTGAAAGCAGTATGTGATGAACATCTCAGGAAACTAGCTGCATGACGAGAACAGACCACTACGTGTTGGTCAGAATTGACTGGCCTACCTCAGTAGATACAGACATGGTGGCCGACATGGTGGAGGCTGCTATCCAATCAGCTATAGACGAAGGGGGATTCGAAGCTTGCCATGGGAACGGGCCTAATCCGCCTTACCATTGCAAGCCAGAGTCCTTCGACATCTACCCAGACGAGCGACCCAAATGATCCAGCCACTGAAAGCCAAGTATTGGCCAATGTATTTCAACATGGCTTACGCTGCGCAGATGCAGACTGAAGCCAAGCGAGAAAAGGTTGGTTGTGTGATCGTGACACCTTCGGGTGTAGTGTTGCCCGGTTACAACGGTCAACCTCCAGGTCATCACACCAATTGCTGCGAGAACACACCTGTTGAGGAAAACGGTATTCAGCGACTGAAGACCGACACCTCAGTAATACATGCCGAAGATAACGCCATTAACAAGGCGTTTATTCAAGGCATTGATCTGACCGGTTCTCACATTTTTTCAACTGTCTCGCCATGCCCCGGATGTTCACAGCTCATTGTCGATGCTGGAATAGCCGTAGTGCATTACGACCGCCACCACGATGACATGTCTGGCCATAGCATTCTTGATGCTGCCGGTGTTGTCATCGTCCCGAGGTAACAACATGTTGCTTAAAGAATTACCTACGTTGGAAGACCTACAAAGTGCGTGCAACCCATACGCAGTACGGTTGATACAAGAGGATCACGGTGAAGTAGAACTGACTAAAGTTTATGACGTTCTTCATTTTGACGGTATTGATGCTCGTTATTCTGACGATGTATTTGATACCGAAGAAGAAGCTAAAACTTTTATCAATAAACAAGAGGTGGGTGAAGTACCAGATTTATGGGCTATCTACACACCTGCCGAAAGCCAATGAAGTTCAGTTACAAGATCGACGAACAGGAGTGCGTCATTGACGTGCTTCATTACCAGCCTGAGTGCCCGATGCGAATCACTGGCACTGGTTTCGGTGATGCTGATCCACCCGAGTATGAAGAACTTGAGTTCGACGTGCTCGACCCACAGGGTCTGCCATGGCCTGCCCTTCAAGAGAAGGTTGACCCAGCAGAAAACCAGCGCATTCTTGCGTATTACTTGAAGCTTCGGAGAGACACCAATGCCGAGCAAGCTGATTGATCTGTACACGGATCTTGATGAACTGCTAAGCGGTGATACTTCCCTGTTGCCAGTGTTGGTGCGTTCTTCCAACACTGGCACCGTCTTTACGGTAGGGGAACCCGTAATCGCAGTGGTCACTGATGAAATGGTGCTGACAGGCTGCAAATTGCCTGTGGGTACACGAGTTTTACTGTTTCACACTGATTAGGAGAGCTGCATGACTGCTCGTAAAGTCCACACTACAGGGACAGTCGGGCATGCAGCTCGACAAGGAAAGTACTACTTCATTCACCGAGCTAGTCGCTTGGTGCGGGTAGACGACTTCCACACGCTGCCCATCCCAGTCAACGAGGGGTGGGAGCAAGTGTCGCTGGAACGTTGGGAGGCCTTCCGTAAGGAAACCAAGAAACTCAACATCAAAGTGCAGAAAGAACTGCACAGGAGTTATAAATGCTATTCGACCACACTGTTACAGTCGCCCAAGTCTTCGTCTGCGAAGGAGACTTCGACGAAACCAAGCGACAAGAAGTCCTCACCAAAACGCGGGCCATCGTCAAACAAAGGCTCGGAGCCATCCAAGCCAGCGTCATCGAAGAACTCCTCAAGCAAGGAATCGAAGCCGAAGGTAAAGTCCGCTGTTTTGTCAAAGCCGAGCGCTATGATCCGCCAACCGACGCGGAATTCACGGTTCAAGTGAATGAGCCTGAACAGGTTTGAAGCCAGAGTCTTCACACCTGAAATGGATCAGACCATCAAGTCCATGTACGAAGCTGGCCACACTCTAAGAGTGGTAGGTCAGCACATGGGCTTCTGTCCTGAAGTGGTACGTCGAAGACTGCTGAAGATGGGGGTTAAGCGGCGTAAGGCAGCGAAACCAAAAGGCAAACCAAAACCAAACAAGCCAATCCGTTATACCAACAAGGTCATTAAACGGATGACTCACCTGTATGTAGAGGAACGCAAAACGTTACTTGAAGTGGGTGAGATCATGCATGCCAGCCACAGTACAGTACGGCGAGTGTTGACTAAAGCTGGTGTTGAGCTGCGTAAAGCACAACGGCGTTCAGGTTGTAAAAGAATTGAGACACACAAACCAAGGCAACACTTACTATGTGAAGCCGATATGCTTGAAGCTGCAAAGGACAAGCTATTGGGCCTTTCATGGCGAGAAATAGGTGAACACTATAAAGTAAGTCGTTCATTGGCTTACTACTTAGTTAAACCGTATGTCGATACGCTTATATCGTCTTAATAGGTTATTGGCTATGATGGCAACCGGCTTTCATAGTCATTAACTGACGGAGACACAACATGCCTTGGAGGAACAATCCCGACTTATGGGGAACTGTCATTGTTTTTGTCTTGTCAGCGGTAAGTGGCTTAATTGCCATTGCTAACCGACTGGCAGCAGGACAAAAGTTCTCGTGGATCTGGTTCAGTTCACAACTGTCCGGCGCGCTGTTGGCCGGTTACTTGGTAGCGGATGCCTATCCACTTATCCAAGAAGACTTGCCGAATTGGTGCACTCAACCAATCTCCATTAGTCTGGGCGCCTATTTCGGCGGGAAACTCTTCTCTGTTGCAGAGAAGTTCTTTAACAAACGAACGGGTTTATCCTTACCAGAGGACACCCCAAGTAGCTAAACCAAACCCCGCTAAATGCGGGGTTTTTTATTGAGACACTCATATGAAACTTACGACTGTTGTATATAAAGACCAAATCAATGCAAATAGCGTAATCGCCTGTGTAGATGGCGATGCCATTGATGAACGTGATGAAGCCAAACTGTGGGAGTGCGCTGTGCAAAGTGCAGAGGCCTGTATGCACATATTCAAAACACCCCAGGCTTTGATGTCGTACATTCGCATGCAACACAAAGCGTTGCTATTAAATCATCGAGACAAGAAAAAGGAGCCTATTGGCTCCTGATTTTCTCGTAGAAGGCTTGGCACTGGCTGGCGTTTAAGTACCACTCGTCAGCCGTTCCTGCCACGAGTCGAAGTTGCTCTGTTGCTTCTCCGAGCAACTGGGAGAGCACCATTGCGGCTTGGGTTGCACCAGCATTAACACCGGATAGCTTGGCATCTTGGCTGGCTCTACGTAGCTTGGACTCGGTTGCACTGAGTGTTTGGCGCAACCTGACAGCGCTGTCAGCAAAGCGATCACGATCAGCAGTAACATCATGTAATCGAGTGCTGAAATCTTGTTCCTGTGCTTGACGCACCAGTTCTCGGTTTTGCTCAATTTGCCGTTGACGCTCTGTGGCAATGCGCGCATTGGTTTGATCCTCTTCGATATGCTTTGCGAAGGCCAGTTGATGTTTCACTTCTGCATCGTCGTAGCCCCAGTTGTATAGCAGTTTACCTGCTATCAGGATGGCTACGCCAAGAAGAATATATTTCCACTTGGCGCTTAGCATCAGTTAAGAACTTCTTTGACAGCCTGAGCGTGGAATCCGTTCCACGTTTCTGGGTGTGGTTTACCCGGACGCCATACCCGTTTGGCATACATGTCCCAAGCCCCAGCTGCATCGTTCACCTGAGGCAGCTTAGCTGCATCGGTGTACATCAGCAGTCGTGCCGCACAGCAAGCCAGAACATCGTTGGTTTCCAGTGCTGACCACACGGCCTTGGTAGTGAAGGGCAAACCAAAGTGTGCACACAGCTTGCGCATATGTTCTTTGGAGGCTGGATGGTTCATCACCCCCCAGACCCCGGCACGCGACTTGGAATTGCCTTCTTCAAACTGCCAGAAGCCTCGGGCAGGGCCATTACCCAATTGTCGCCGGTATTCAAACCGAGACTCCTGCAAACCAATGGTAAGCAGGATTACTTGGGCAGCGGGCGTGTTCATGCCAGCAGGCAACAAAGCAAAGGCTTTGGGGAACACGAAGTCACGGATGTCTTTCAGTGTCATATGTAGTCCTTATGGTTTACAGCCAAAAATGTTTTCACCAACGATACTGCCTGCCCCAAGATCAGGGGTGTAAGCAACACCAGCAAAGGTGTTGAACTTGCAGATGTTATTACCAGCACCAGTGAGCGAACCGTACACTTCATAGTTAGTGCCTGTACGATCCATGCTTGTCTGGTGATGGTTCTCTACAAACTTACAGCCTTGAGTATTGGTGCTGAGCAGGATGTCGTTGAACATGTTGCCTTGGAATTTGCAGCCACGCACAGTAATCTTCTGCGAAATTGCAGAACTGCTGTTCAAGAAGCGGATTGCTCGACCATTGTTATTCAATGTGCAATCGGTAACAGCACCTGTGTGAGAGTTATCAAATACCACACCATCCCGCGTAGACACGCTGGCACCTGAGATAAAGCACTTGTCCACGTACAGATCTTGGCTGTTGATGAATTTAACAGCAGCCGTACCACCTGTACCAAGGTCAAAACCACAGGAGTCAATAAATACTGCCTGCCATCCTTGAATCAGTACACACTCAGCCGCTGCCGTGACGTTATGACAACCGTTAATGAACAAGCCATTGGAAAACGCGTCAGTCAGCGTATCCGTAGCCTTGATGAAGGTTGGCGAAAAGCTCATCGAGCTGTCGTAATACCAGAACGAACAGCCACGCAGCATGTTGTTATCGATGGTGTTGTTGCTGAAAAAGTCCTTGGTGCTGTGAACTTGTCCAGCCCATTTGGCCGAACGTGCCCACTGCCATCCGTAAAACGAGCAGCGTTCAGTACGGAACCAGCAGTCGCTTTCTGCATCGCTAGCCCCGTAGTACGAGATAGCCGCAGAGTTAGCGATATTGGCTGTACCAGTCCAGCGCATCACAAGGTCTTCAAAGGTAGCCACCGAAGGCGCTTGACCCGATACACGCTGGTAAGAGAACAACTGAAAACCAGTGGCTGCACTGGCCGTCAATGTAGTCATACGGAAACCAATACCAGAGAACTTGATGTTCACGTTCTGTGGAATGGTAATAGCACTGGTGTGGTGGAATGTACCTACAGCGCCGTAGCAGATATCACGAAAACCTGCTGCGATCATTGCAGTGACTACAGGCGTGTTATTGAACGCGCCATCTGCTTTTCCACCAAAGTGCAACACGGTAAGGCCTGTAGTGGTACTGCGTTTCCAGCGACCACCGTCTGCACCCACAATGATAGTACCGCCATTGTCCGTAGAAGTGGTGTCTGTCGAGTCGTAGTAGTACCAACCACCACCGTTGTCACCAAAAGCGTAGTAACCCAATACGTGAGCAACGTTGATGGAGCCTTTGGTAATAAGGCGCAAGTTAGCAATGGAAGTGACAGCGTTAGGTGTCTCTTCTTTCCATGGCTGAAAAACACCTGCAACTTGCAGCTGTGTGAAGGTACGCCCGGAAACCACAGTGGTGTAGGTACGCTTCTGATAACCTGCCGACAAGTTATCCATCACGTCCAAATAACCGTTCTGTTGGATAGGGGCATTACCCACACCAGACACAGCAACAGTATATTTACCGTTGGGAATATCGGCGTTGTTCATGTTGGCTTCAGTCATTTGCGCACAGTAGGTCGCAACACCCGCAGCATTCAGTGTGGCAGTCAAACCAGCCACTGACTGGTTCAATTGTACCCATGCACTGCCAGACCAGTTGTAACGAAGCTGGTTACCAGTGTTGAAGTATTCATCACCGGCCTGCAAAGCACTGCCATCAGTACGTGTGGTTGGAGCCACAGCCACCGAACCTGCGTAGCGTAAAGCGAACACAGACACGGCAGCTTTATCAGCAGCCACGTCAGTCTTGTAACCAAAAACAAGGGCCTTGTCCGCAGCCACATTAGCCTTGTCTGCGGCTACCGTTGCTTTGTCGGCAGCAGCCGCTGATGCAGACGTAGAGGCTTCACCTGCCTTGGTGGTAGCAGTGGTGGCACTGTTCGATGCAGAGGTAGCAGCGGATGCAGCGTTAGTGGCAAAAGCTGCCGCTTTACGGCTGTAGTGAAACGAACTGTACAACCCACCAGAAACTACGCTGTCTTCAGGGTTAGCTGCCCATTTCTGTGCAAGCGTCGAACTTGCAGTGGCATTAGTGCTGGCCGTCTCAGCCGCAGTTTTAAAACCTTCAGCTTGGTTACGCGAAGCCAAAGAGTCTGCGGCAGAAGCAGCGGATTCGGAGGCTTTGGTGCTGGCCGTGTTAGCAGAGCCAGCGGAAGCTGTTGCACTGTTGGCACTGGCAGTAGCACTGTTTGCAGATGCTGTAGCTGAACCAGCAGACGATGTAGCGCTGTTTGCCGAAGCAGCCGCAGAGGTGGCAGCAGCTGATGCAGAAGCCGCAGCCGCAGCTTTGGCCTGCAAAATGGTTTCAATGGCTTCAGCGTCCCACGCCTGCGAAAAGATAGGGTCAGTGATGACCAAATCATCCGCCCAAACCAGAGTATCTTGTTTAGGTACGGCAATCCGAAAACGCAACTTGGCACAGCAAGTTTCGTCGTTAATGTCCTCTTCCAGTGTCATTTCCACATAGTAAGGAACGTTCGCCGGAAAGAGTTCCAAGGTGGCTTCACCTTGAGCGTCAGTAGTACCAACGGTCACGTCAGGATAAACGAAACCATCAGAACCACTGTGGTACGCGGCCTTGTTCAAGGACACGGTAAATTCCTGTAAAGCAATCGGGTCGCCCATAGGCGTCAGGAATTTGAATTTTACAGGTGTCATGGACATCCCTCATTGGTGTTAACACGGCCTGCCCGTGATATGCAATTAATTGTACGGGAAAAGTAGTGTAGCTGTAGTGATTATCAAAGCTGTAGGGAACCGGTCAATGGGCAAATTATCAAACGAACAAGGCACAACCACACCCGGCCCAACATTAGGGTAGGACATGGTAGTTGCAGCAGTGGCGCCCATGATGAACGACATACTTCCAACATTGCCGTATGCGCCTTCAGAGCCAGAGTAACGATAGTAAGGCCGTGTCGAGCCACTAAACAAATCGTTAATACCGCAAGAACGCGACCATGGCAGGTACGCAGCGTACTCAACGCCAGCTGTTAGAGGAATGTCTATAACAGACTCACATTGCGGCATATAGGAAATACCAGGTACATCAGTACCAGCTTGCCGTTGTCTATTATAGCCGCCTGTGTAAACAGTGTAATAGCCGCCCGCAGCCGTAGGCGCACCCGGTGCAGGTGCTGTGATAGCCCCGATTACATTCAATGGGGGTTGTAACGAATTGAAGGTAATCCGGCCTTGATCCGTCCATGTTTTCAAAGACGTGGTGCCGGGCAAGTTATCAGCCATCAGATCGAAGCAGAAGAACTTGGTACTGGTGGTGGCATTGGTGTAGTAAAACGTAATCGAGCTGCCAGACACAGCAGAACCGACAAGACAACCAGAGCCTGTGATAAACACAATTGGTGAAATGGCATTTGCTACAGTGAAACCATAAACAGCATCACCAAAATTAGGGTTAGAAGAAGAAGTAGATTGTGTCCAATTTCCTCCCCAGTTCGGGTCGAGTGACGTATTGGGCATGGTTTTACGTGTCCAATACGCCAGCAAAGACATGTAGCCACTCTTGACCAAACCATAAGCAATAAAGTTGGTGTCAAACAATAGCTCAGTAGTGTCTTTTTGTACGATCAATGAAGACATTAGTAATACCAATAAAAGATTCGGCAGTTAGCTGAAAAATAGCCCCAGCCGCTGGTTGAGTACGAATAAGCCCATGACAGTACACCACCTGATAAGGTGACCCCCGGCTTCTTGCCCTTTTCCAGTTGTAAGTCCTGAAGAGGCACTACAGTGAAATATTGTGTCTTTCCACTGGGCGGAGGCGGAATAGCAATAGAACCATTAACCGCTCCGGTGTCTACATAACCTTGTAACTGGCTGATATGCATTGTCATATCAACCAACAAACGACCGCCGTTGTCCCACATCTGAAGCCCGGACATGTTAGACGGTCAACGCAAAGGCGATAACGCCATTAGGGTGATAACCGAACAGACCGTTGTTTTGCATCATTAAACGCCCACCTGTACCTGTACCGCTGCCATTCATTTGAAACTGCCCGTCAGCAGTGAAAGCCCAACCAGTTTGGTTCCAAACATAGTTAGTAGACTGGCCTTGGCGCATAACCAGAGTGTCTACTTCGATGTACTGAGCTTTTACTTTACCGTTCTGTACCACGAACGAACCAGATTCATCGCGCAGTTTACTAAACGTGAGCTTATTGATAGCCGCTTCGTCAATGTAGACCACACCGCTGTCAATAATGAAAGGTTTGCGTTTGTTGGCACCTGTACGACCGATCCAGAAACGGTCAACGTCAAACCCTGCTTCGACAGTCTGCCCGTCGTTGTACACACCGAAACCACCAATCAATCCATTGACGTTAACCTGCGCTGTCCACAGCGCACCAATAGACACTACTTTACCGTTCACTGTGTCAATGTTGGTTTGCAACGTTTGCTGCACTTGCGCCAAGTTATCGCCAAAATCGGATTCAACGTTGGTGATTTGTTGTGCCAACGAAGCCACTTGAGTAGTCAATGCAGTAACTGTGGTCTGCACAGCCGAAATATTACCGTTAAGCTCTGTGTACAGTGTGTTCACTGTACTGACAAAAGCTTCACCTTGACTTACTCGTGCCAGCACTTCTTCTTGTACCAGTGCTCGTGTCTCCCCTGAGTGAGCACTAACTTCAGTGATCCGCACACCCAGCGCATCATCGTTGGCATCACGATCAATCATTTCCTGCGTAATGCCCAACTTATTCAGGGTGATCTGATCAATTTCCTGCTTTAACGACTGTGCCAATACGCCCGCGTCAATCTGTCCGGTCAACTCTTCGATCATTTCTTCAATGAGCGGTTTAGCTGTAGCCCACGCAGGGCCAATCATTTCAGAAACAGTACCGTAGACCGAAGTAATCTGCACCCAGTAGTAGTAGACGGGTTTGGTAGGGTCATTGATACGGTCGTAAAAGAAACTACCCTGCACAACTTCACGCACTGTTGCACTGTTCACGTCAGGCAACAGACTACGAAATACCTTGGTGTACGCAACAGCTTCTGGATTGATTTGTGGGTACGTCCAGTTGACGTCGATACCACCAAATGCCGGTGTTGCCGTAATACGCACATCAGAAGTAGACGGGTCACCCGGACGTGGGCCAACCCATCCACCAGTACCACAAGTGTAAGTACCATCAGCATTGATGGAACACACGTTATTGAGTTCGGCCATAAGCCCTCCTATTAATACCCCTATACTAACTCAAGCTAGATTACTACCGTTAGGGACAAGCGAGCATGGGCGAAGCCCACGCGCAAGCGTAAGTCCCGGTCGGTAGTAATCTAGCGTTTGACAGACACAAAAGATTCATCTACCTTCAAACCGTCCCGACTGAACCTACCTACCTGACCTTGGCTTTAAGTGTCGGACATCAACCCCTACAGTAATGTGGGGGTTTTTTATTGGTTAATTTTTATTCAATTCCCGGTCGTGGTACGGCTGCGACACTCCCGCCCTTATCGCGACACGCTGCGCGTTCGCTCAGGGCTGCGTGTCTGGCCTACCACTCCCACTAGAGATAAGTGGGGAGTAGAGGGGCTTCCCTCCGGGAAGTTTGGCCCTATGGCCGGACGGGGAGGGGAGTCCCCTTATATAACGGGGCCGTTTACTGCTCATTTTTTAACCAGAGATCATCATGGCCAATATCGACGATTTCCCTACCCTCAAGCGATCCCTTGGGGCTGCTGGTGCAGACCGTATTCGCAATCACCAGCTCGACAAGATGAGTATTGGTGGCCCACGTACTCGTTGGACACCCAACCCCTTTCAGGGCTTCCTGAGCGGCTTACAGTCAATGTACGCAGACCGAGCAGTAGACGACATCCTCACGGGTATCGCTGCACTCGATCAAGGAACAGACAAGAACCTGTCAGCAACCAGACTGTTTACCTTACTGGCTTGCAACAAGCGTATTAGTACCGAGCTGATCAAAGTAACCATGAACATTGCCGAGCGACAGGCTCGCAAGTACATGGCTGCGGCTAAGCTGGCTATATTCCACTTGAAGCGTGCTGGTGTAGATAACCCCATTGTAATTGAAGATCTGATCGGCAATCCATGGGCAGAAAACTGTGACCACCAACCTCAAGAGGAATTACATGACTGAAATGTTCGCCCTGAACGGGCAGAAGATTATTGACCCAATGGCTGACCAAGCCCAGAAATACACGGCTTACTGGAAGCCACTGCCCCTTAACTGGCAATTCATCGACACCTACCGTGTCGGGCACCTGTTCCCGGTAAACGATCCATCAGGCCGTATCATCCACGCCCGTAAGAAGTTGCTGGTGCCGGGTGTACGTACTGGTGGTAAGTCGATGCGTAAAGACGTTCAAGAAGCAGTGGACACTCTTCAGCAGTGGCTTGACGACAACCCGGAGGTTTCATGAGCCTAAGCAAATCAGACAGCATGTGCGAAACCATTGTTGAAACACTGGCTCGCTCTGTAACGTCATCAGACGGGCACGGCGGTATTTCATCATGGGGTCAACGCGAGCTTAAAGAACAGCTCAAAGAGCTGGTTGAAGCCATAAAAGAAGAACTGCGTGAGGAACTGGCCAATGACAGCTAAGTTCACCAACCGTACTGGCTTAAGCCTGTATGCCCAAGTCTTCTTGGCGACAGACTGGTACGACCATAAAGAAGCTGGGTTGTCTGTGACAACTTTGCTGAAACCATTGAAGCAAGTGATCCTGAGCAAGCGAGTTGAACCGGGTCTGGTTATTCCAGACGTGGAAGACTACATAGCATCCTCAGTAGGTACTGCTGTTCACGATGGTTTCGAGAAGTCATGGACTGCCAATCCACGACTGAAAGAAGTGTTGATCTCACTGGGTATTCCACCCGGTGCAGCCAACAAACTGAAGGTCAATCCAACACCAGAAGAAGTTGCTGCCGGTGGCATCATCCCTGCCTACTTTGAGCTGCGACTCAAGAAGCTAGTGCATGGCATCCCGGTCAGCGGCAAGTTTGACGCTGTGATTGATGGAGTTGTTGAAGACCTGAAGAACACCAGCGTGTTCACTTACCTGTCCGGTAAGAAGGACGACGACTACATCCTGCAAGGCAGCATGTATCGCTGGCTTGATCCAAAGAAGATCACCAAGGACTACATGAACCTAACGTTCCAGTTCACCGACTGGAGCAAGGCCATGTCCTATTCAAACCCCAACTACCCACAAAAGCGAATGCTGACACGGCGTTTCAATTTGCTCTCACTGGAGCAGACTGAAGCCTATGTAAACAAACGTGTGGGTGATCTGGTGCGTCTTATGGATGCCCCAGAAGAAATGCTTCCTCCATGTACGGATGATGATCTTTGGCGTACTGCCCCAGTTTGGAAGTATTACAAAGACCCGGATAAGGCATACACTCCCGGTTCTCGCTCCACCAAGAACTTCACGACTTACCACGATGCCATGGTTCATTTGAACGCTATGAGTAACGTGGGAGTAGTTGTCGAGGTGAAGGGCGAAGTAAAGGCGTGTCTGTACTGTGCAGGTTTTATGGCCTGCAAACAGAAGGACGCTTTGATCGCCTCCGGCGATTTAATCGTTTCATCCAACTGAGAGGTAGCAATGAGTCATCTTCGTCCTATCGAGGAGATGAGCTTTCATCCAGACATGGAGAAAATCGTAGACATCCTGTGTGAAAAGACACAGAGCAACCATCGGTTGTTCTTTCGGGTGTTGACGAGTTTTCATTTCTCGATGATGGCTTCACAGATGCGGGTAATGATCCGCACGCACGACCGAGGGGATATCCCGGTCAACATGTACGCCTTAAACCTTGCTACCTCCGGTGCGGGTAAGGGGTTCTCGACGAACATTCTGGAGAATGAGGTAACTCATCACTTCCGTACGAACTTTCTAGACAACTTCGACACCATTGCAGAGGTGGAAATCGAAAAGATTGTTTTCAAGCGTCAAGCCCGTGACCCGGACAAAGACCCTGAAACCATCAAGGCGCAGGTGTACAAAGAGTACGAGATGCTGGGGAAATATATCTACAGCTTCGACTCGGGTACATCGCCAGCACTCAAGCAGATGCGACAGAAGCTGCTGATGAGTAAAGCCGGTGCGATGAACCTTATCATCGACGAAATTGGCTCCAACCTACTGGGAAACCAAGAGGTATTGACCACTTGTCTTGAACTGTACGACGTTGGTGCAGTGCGGGAAAAGCTGATCAAGAACACCGCTGAAAACGTGCGTATCGAAGAGATCATCGGTCGGACTCCGACCAACGTGATGTTATTCGGTACACCAGCAAAACTGCTGGACGGTGGCAAGATCGAGGAAGAGCTGAACTCGATGCTGGAGACTGGCTATGCCCGTCGGTGTTTCTTCAGCTACTCCAAGGAGCAGAAGAAAGACCTGAACATGACAGCTTCCGAGCTGTATGACCTCATGACCAGTAAAACCACTTCCGGCTTTTTGCAGCAGTACAGCCAGAAACTCGGCCTGCTATCTGACATGTCCAACATGCACAAAGTGTTGACCATGGACAAGGACACGGCTGTAGGTCTGCTTGAGTACAAACTGAACTGTGACCGTAAGGCACAGGACATGCCTGAGCATGAAGAACAGCGTAAAGCTGAACTGTCGCACCGTTACTTCAAAGCATTGAAAGTGGCCGGTGCATACGCCTTCGTGGATGACTCCGACGAGTTGACCATGAAACATCTGGAATACGGAATCATGCTGGCTGAAGCCAGTGGTGACGCCTTTCAAATGTTGCTCAGCCGTGACCGTAACTACGTGAAGTTGGCGAAATATCTGGCCAACGTAGGGACTGAATGTACCCACCCAGACCTGATGGAAGACCTAGCCTTCTACAAAGGCTCAGCCTCACAGCGTAACGAAATGATCGTGAACGCAATTGCATGGGGCTACAAGAACAACATCATCGTGAAGAAGTCCTTTACTGATGGTGTCGAGTTCCTCAGTGGCGAAGCTCTAAAGCCCACTGACCTGACCAAGCTTGTGGTTAGCTACACAAAAAACCACGATATGACCTCTGGTTATGTCAACGACCACGCAGCATGGGAGCAGCTACCGAAGCTTCTCAATGCATCCGGCTTTCACTGGCTTAACCACCATGTGCATGGCGGCTACCGGAACGAAGAGAATGCGATTCCGGCATTCAACATGATCGTGTTGGACATCGACGGCACAATGTCCCTGAAGACAGCGAAATCGCTGTTGAAGGATTACAAGGCTATCTACTACACGACCAAAAGCCATACGGACGAAATCAATCGTTTCCGTATCGTCTTGCCAACCAACTTCACCTTGAAGATGGATGCCAAGGAGTACAAGGAGTTCATGAAGAACGTAATGGCATCATTGCCGTTCGTCGTGGACGAATCGTGTTCCCACCGGTGTAAGAAGTGGCTGTCTCACAACGGGCACATCGAAGCTACCGACGGGGAGTTGTTCGACGTACTGCCGTACATTCCGAAGACCCAGAAGAACGAAGAACGCCAGAAGCGTCTTCAGGATCAAGCCAGCTTGGATAACTGGGAACGTTGGATTCTCAACAATTCGGGTGACGGTAACCGTAATGTGATGCTGCACCGCTATGCCATGTCCCTCGTGGACAGTGGTTTCAAGCTGGAGCAGATCCTCGAAAAGGTCAAAGACCTGAACAACAAGATGCCTGACAAGCTGGAAGAACAGGAGCTGGTCACGACCATTATGGTTTCAGTGTCCAAAGCTCTAACTGCCGCTTAAGCCCCCTCCGGGGGCTGCTGTGATCTAAACAGGAAACCAAGATGCAATCCAACGACCACCTGTTGTTAATTTGCGGCAAGTCCGCAACTGGTAAGTCCGCAGCCCTGCGTAACTTGCCGCTTGATGCCACGATGTACCTGAACACGGAAGCTGGCAAGAAACGCCCGTTTCGTGGCCAGTTCAAGTGGGATCTGACCGTAACCGATCCGCTGCAACTGTTCGAAGCCTTCGACGTTGCGGAGCTGCACCCAGAGTGCAAGTTCATCGTTATCGACAGTCTGACTTTCCTGCTGGAAATGTACGTCTCGTTGTACGTGAACGGCTCGGAAGACGGTCGTGCTGCATGGGGTAACTTCCAGCAGTACTTCAAGCGCCTGATGCAGGAGAAGGTGGCCAAGTCCACCAAGACCGTTATCTTCACTGCCCACACGGCTGACAAGCTGAACGAATCGGAACACGTCATCGAGACGTCCGTACCGGTTCAAGGCGCACTGAAGAACAACGGCATCGAAGCGTACTTCACCACTGTGATCTACACCAAGAAAGTCAAACTGGACGTCCTCACGGAAACCAATGACCTGCTGGTGATCACCGAGAAGGACAAGGCACGTGGGTTCAAATACGTGTTCCAGACTGACGTAACGTCCGGCACTCTTGCCGAGCGTATCCGTGGGCCAATGGGCATGTGGGACGACAACGAGATCTACATCGACAACGATGTGATGCACGTTCAAAACCGTTTCATTGAATACTACGGTAGCTAACCTGCGGGCCACTCCGTGGCCTGCTTTGCAATCATCTTTACCCGTTTTAAGGAGTACCTAGCTTTATGTCGAATCCATTTGGTGATTCCCTCAACACATCCGGCCAACAAGTTGCCGGTGAAAAAGACAGCCTCGGCGGTTTCCGTGTACACGATTCCGGTGTGTACGAAGTCACCCTGAATGCCGTGTACGCTGGCAAATCCGACTCTGGTGCCAACAGCGTGACCTTCGTCTCCAAGATGGAAGACGGCACCGATTACACCTGGACTGAATGGGTCACCGCTGGCACTGCCAAAGGTGGCAAGTCGTTCACCGTGAACGACAAAGGCGAAGCGCAATACCTGCCGGGTTACAACCGTGCGAACGCCATTGCGCTGCTGACTACCGAAAAAGAACTCGGTGCGCTGACTTGGGAAACCAAGGTCATCAAGAAGTACAGCAAAGCTGCCGGTGCTGAAATCAACACCGAAGTGCCAATGGCCGTTGAGCTGATTGGCAAAAAGGTTCTGATCGCTATCCAGAAGCAGATCGTGAACAAAGAAACCAAGGTTGGCGACAAGTACGTCAAGACCAACGAAACCCGTGAAGTCAACGAAGTGGACAAGGTGTTTCAGGTCGGTACTCGCCGTACCCTGCAAGAAGCGCTGGCGAAGGCCGAGAAAGGCGAATTCGTCGATAAGTGGATCGAAGCAAACAAAGAGCCTCGTAACCGCTTCAAGAAAGTCGAAGGCGCTCCAGCAGCCGGTGCACCGGGACAGAACACTCCGACCGGTGACAAGCCAACCAGCTCTCTGTTCAGCTAAGGAGCAGGTATGACTGATAAAACCCTGCCCCAACCCGACAAGGATGAGGCTACGCTTGAAGCGCAGCTTCAGGCCCTCGGGCTGAATGCACCACGCGTAACGCCGGCCATGGTTGATGCCATGATCGAAAGCGTCGTGTATTACGAACTGACCGAAACCCACACCATCTGCAAACTGGTTTTGTTCGGCGGTCGTTTCCATGTGACTGGCGAATCCAGTACGGTTTCCAAGGAGAACTTCGATCCGAAGATCGCCGAAGAAGTCAGCTACCGGAACGCCCGTAACAAGGTATGGCCTATTGCTAGTGCAATTCTGGCCAACGACCTGCACAACTTCCGTATGCCTCTGACTGAAGAGCAGCAGAAGCTCGATCCACACGTACAACGTGTGATTGTGGAACTGCATCAGGTAGCGGGACGTATCGAAGTGCTTGATCCGCTGGTGGCAGAACCACAACGACTGCTGGATATGGGCGTCGATCAGGAAGAAGTAACCCTTCTTCGCGATCAGCTCGTAACCATGGCGCAGTATCGCGACGTTCTGCAAAAACGCCTTAAGCGCGCCGGTCTGTAATGGCTTTGTTGAAAGTGCTGGGCCTCGATCCCTCAATGAACAATTGGGGGATTGCGGCTGGCACCTACAACATTGTAACTGGCGAGCTTCTGGTGAAACACGTGAATGTCATCAAGAGCATCAAAGATGATACGAAGCGTACACGCCAGAACTCAAAAGACCTCGCTACAGCCAAGCGAGCTATGGAAGGTTTATCTCCGTATCTCGCAGAAAAACCATTGATATTCGTAGAAGTACCAGTGAACAGCCAAAACGCTCGTGCAGCTGTCTCCTACGGATTATGTGTTGGCATACTGGGATGTCTTCGCGCTTTGGGGTATACCTTGTTTGAGGTAACCCCTACTGAAGTCAAGCTGGCTGCGACTGGCGACAAGAACGCCACCAAAGCACAAATGATTGACTATGGTTTGCGTGAGCATCCACAAGCCAATTGGCCTCGCAAAAGCAATGGTGAAGTAACAGCAAACGCTGCTGAGCACATGGCTGACGCATGTGGGGCACTCGCTGCTGGTTTAAACGGCAACGAATTCAAACAACTTCTTGCAGCAATGCAACAACTCTGAGGTATTCCCAAGTGGAAGTAAGCATTACCGAAAAAGAAATCACTGCCGGTGTGGTCACCTACCTGAACAGCCGTGGCTTCAACCTCGATCCTGCCAGCGTCAAGATCGAGTACACCATCGGTCGTAAGAACAAGGGTGTCGTAGCCCGTCTGGTCGAAACCATCGAAGGTGCTGATCCGAAGGAACCAGTTAAAGCTGATCCTCGGAAGACCACTGCACCGAAAGAAGCTGGCGAAGTGGGCACTGCTACTGCTGCGCAAACCACTTCTGAACCTGAAGCCAAGCCTGCACTGGTTCAAGAACAACTGGCCGATCCGGCTCCGGTTGAACCAGAACCTGCTGAAGCTCAGGTCGATGCACCGATTGAACAAGCTGTTACTGCTGAAGCTACTGGCACCACCAGCCTGTTCTCGTAATCGGTTTGCCGTTAGGGCGCACTCCGTGCGCTCTTTCGGCTCTGTAAGGAGCAAGCATGGCAACTCCGGTTCCATACAAATACTGGTATCTGCTGTCCTTTATGGTGCAGCAACCCGGTATGTGGGTGCCTCACAGCACCGTGGTAGGGTCTGACACGCAAGAGTTGTCCATTCCAAAGCTTAATGCTTTGAAGGACGCATACGGCGTACCATCAGCCTCTGTGCTGTTATCCATCAGCTATCTTGGCTGGATGTCGGAGAACGGCGTTAACGGTAAACCAGACATTGATGAGCCTACTACTGTCAGCGAAGCCTTCCGTAAAGGGATGGCAGCCGCTGCCAAGCCACTTGGCCCATCTGAACCTCAACCAGTAAACCCGTACAACGTGGTTTCTGGTGATGCCCGTGAAGCAGCTAATTCTGCTGAATGGCAAGCTGGTTTCGCAGAAGTGCGGCGTGCGCAGGCGGAGCATCAAACTCCTCCAACGCAAGTCGCTCCTACTCCAACCAATGAGCCTGCTGAACGGTTGGTAAAGCCAGCCAAGCAAGTTCAATCCAAGCAGGAATAACCATGTTCGGTATTGGTAAAGCTTTTGGCAGCCTTTTGGGCAAAGCCAAGAAAGTTGAAAACCGTGATCTGATGGAAGCCATCGTAGGTGGCGGCCTTCTGGTTGCGTACGCTGATGGTTCGCTCGAAAAAGAAGAACAGCAAAAGCTGGATCAACTGATTCGTTCGAACGACAACCTCGCTCACTTCGGTAACGAGATCAGCAAAACCATCACCAAGTTCTCCGGTCTGCTCGACGCCGACTTCGGCGTAGGCAAGATGAAGATCCTGCGCGAAATTCGCGATGTGGCGAACAACGCCAATGATGAGGAAGAAGTCATGGTCAACGTCATTGCCATCGCGAAAGCCGACGGCGAGATCGAACCAGAAGAACTGGTGGTGCTGCAAACTCTGGCTCGTGAACTCGGCCAGCGTCTGAGCGATTACGGCATTGAAGCTTAAAGCGCGTCATGTCGTGTTCGGTGTCGTAGTTACCGTACTGATTGGTTTTCTGCTGAATTCAGCAGTAAATCGCACCCAGTGCTGGTATTACGGCTACTCTCTGGAACGTGATACTCAATACCGGCCATTCATCGGTTGTACAGTGAAAACTGCCAACGGATGGGTGCCTCGTGGCGAGTTGCGTACCGTGCAGTAAACAATGGGGCAGTAATGCCCCATTGCTTAATCTGTTATTCACATGAGGCTTGAATACCTCTCCCCCCAATTTAGGTTCTGAAGCTGGTGCGCCAAACACCTCATTAAGCAGGCCTCAGTTGAATAACAGTTTTATGGGACAACGTAGCTCAATTGGTAGAGCAGTGTCAGTCATCGCGACAACGACATATGTACAGGTTCGACCCCTGTCGTAGTTCCACTCTTTATGGGATCTCTACTAACTCCGAAAGCTTAGGCTAGCTACCGCAATTAAGAGGAAGACAAACACGCAGGCCTAAGTGCAGCGTAAGTAGTCGTAGTAGAGAACCCACCCTTTTAATGTGGGTCTGCTTGATATTGAATAATTCTTGCCTAGCGTTATTCCGTAGCATTTTGCAGTGTGAGCAGACACTGCAACAGACCCACACCCTACATGGTGCTTTATGTGACACGTTTGTACAGACGTGGTTGCTGTGATGTGACGTCACGGGCAGCATTTGTACTAGGCACCGCCATATTGGAAGTTCATATGCCTAACCTCATCGTCGTGGATTCGCGCCGGTGTATGAACTTCCTCTTAGTTTGGAAGTCTGGCTGATGAGGATGTTACTCCGATTGCATCCGCAGCGTTTCAGAGTGTGGCCCATTGGGACAATCTGACAGACTTCCTCTTATTTGCTGCCGCCCCGCCGCGAAACCAGAGACAACTGGTTTAACAAACCCGATTGTGCCTTGCCATGACGCATCGGAGGTAAAACTCAACTATGTCCATTTGTTCTAGCCTCTTGTACGTAGGGCTGACAGTGCAGAACGGGCAGTGCTGTTAGTCAGAGTTTTACCCCCGATGTCTCATGTGAGATATCAAAAACTAATCATCAAGAACCCCAGTTTGTTAACTACCGTTGTAAGCAGAAGACTACTGAGGGTGACAGTTGGATAGTGCAGTACTCGTATTGAAAAATACGTTTGGAAAAAATGTGGTTTCACTGATGTAAAAGAATTGTCTGCGAGTAAGCAGAGCCTCCGAGAAATTGGAGATCCGATTGTGAATGGGGGTGATACGCCATTCACAACAGATGTAAAAGAATTGGTTACGAGTAAGTAACACTACTTCTCAGTGCTAATGGGAAGAAGTCATAAAACCATTTGAAGTGACGCTTCAACTGATACAACTTCTGTGGGCTGACCATTAACTTGGAGGTTCACACCTGAGGTTGTATTAGGGTGGTTTCTACTTAGTACCCTGCTTGATTCTGCAATTCCTGAACAAGACTGATCACTATGTGGATGTACCTTGCACACTAGTATCCATGCGCGTAAATGTACCTTTTTATAGGGCCGTAGCCGAGAACGTAGAAAGACGGGATTCAATAAATAACAGCTATTTCAGGTACGCTACCGATGCCGGAAAATCCCGGTGAGTCAAGTGTCGGACTGGTTACCGACGTGGTAGAACCCACCTCTAATGCAACTTCAACCCGTGTAATACAAACCAATGAACTGGAGCTAGACATGAAACATGAAAAAGCACTGGCCATCCGTACTCTGACGGAAGCCATGATGAATGCCAACAGCCTGAACGACAGCGAACTGATCAAGGCGCTGAAGCAGGAAGTGTTGAACAGCCTGCAAGCTGACAAGAAACAACCACCATTCGTGGTTGGTGCCAAGCAGACTTATATCAGTGAAGCTGCCGTGGGTGACGCTGGTATCAAAGAAAACCCTGAAAAGTCGCTGGCTGAAATCGTCACCGAAGCCATTGGTAACGAATGCCCGCACTGCTACATCGTGTCGGCCATCGTCAATGGCGAGCATTTCGTCGTAAGCGATGAAGACTTCGTGTACGGCATCGGCGAAGCGTCTTCGATTCAGGAACTGTCGAGCATCATGCTGGACGTGTCCGAATCCCTGCAAAAGCGCGTGGAAGCTGGCAGCCTGCCTGATCTCCAAGTGTTCACCAAGCGTTTCGGCGAGTTCAGACTCGCCAGCATCGAGGCTCACAAGCGTCTGGTTGCTGCCGGTCTGGCACCGAAGATGGACGGCATTCAAGGTCTGGTAGCAGGCCTGATGGCCGATGCACTGAAAGAAAAAGTCGGTCGTCTGTAATGACCATGCTGGTTGGTGACCAGTTCACCATTCAGGACTGGATTGCTGCTGTAAAGCAGCCATCCGCTTTGCCGGCTGATTTGCCACCGGCTGTGGAAGAGGCTCTGACCAATCTCCACAGTCTGTGCAAAGAAGCAGGCATCCCGGTTCTCAGCGTATTGTGCAGTGGTAAAGCCACTCACAGTAGCTGGGATCTCGGCAGCCAACCGTCTGAAGTGACGGGGCAATTTCTGATGGCACGGGTAACCGTGGCTGAAGATGCTGCCCATGCCATGGCGGTGGCACCTGCTGTAATGCAGGCAAGTGGCATCAAGCTTTAATCCCCCACAAGGGAAACCAATGAAAGAAGCTTTAAAGGTGCTTGGCTGGATTGCGTTCCTACTGGGAGCGTCTTTAGCAATCCTGACACTTATCTTTGCCTTCTCCATAGGCATTCGAATAGTCGGCTTCTTGCTGGCTTTATTTGGTGTAGGAGGCTTCTTTGTCTACGTCCTTTGGAGTTGGTGGATCGAGTGTGTGGTAGAGCCAATCCGTAAACGCAAAAACAGCAAAGGTAAGTGAACTTGTTCATTCAGCTCAAACTGAAAGACAAGGAAGCAGAAGGCGGGCAGTGCAAACTGCTCGCTCTGTCTTCCGACATCTCTGGCGTTATCGACGCCAAAGACGGTGTGATCCTCTCGTTCAAGAACGGCTCCCAAGCCGTTGTGGTCGAGTCGTACCAGACCGTCAAGAACCGCCTGGCCGAAGCAGTCGGTGTGATCTGACTGCTGGTCACAGTAGGCACTGGTGGGTATTCGGTGATCGGAGTAGCACCCTATAAACGTGTGTGGAAGCCATCCGGGAAGTCGCGTGAGTCGTCGTTGCCAAGCGTGGCATTCGAATATCCATCCAGTGTCTATTGTGACCAAAAGAAAAAGCCCCCAATTGGGGGCTTTTTTTATTCAACACTCATTGGAGGGGATGGCTGACTGGTAAGGCAAGCGCCCAAAGCGTCTTAAGTGATGGAGGTTCGAATCCTTCTCCCCTCCCACCTATTTATTGGAGCAGCTTCACCACTGGCAGCTCGTCCAGAGTGCCGGGGTAGTTGAGCGCACCCCACTGGAACGGGTTATTACCAATCCGGTTGATCCAAGTGGAATCCACAATCGATTCCAGACCCTCGATGAAGTGACTGGCAGCAACCATGCCCAGTACCCGAGCTGGTTTCTGTTTGACCAGTCGTGCAATCACTTTTTGAATGCGCATGTAGTACTTGGTGAACATCACCAGACCCATGTCATTCATGAACTGGATCGAGCGGTGAGAAGGCAAGTCGTAGTTTACGAATGCTTCTTCTGCCTGAGCCAGTGCGTCAGCATTGCTCAATGGATCACGTTTACGATTGATCAAATGTTGATGCAGAGCGTAACGAGCCACCAAGTCGGACAACTGAGTTGTCTGGCTGAGGAACTTGTACACGCTGGTGTCATGCGTCATGTATACCTGTTTACCCAGTTCACGCAGCGACTTAGGCACACGTACAGTGTATTTCTCAACACTCTTCTGCAAGCGTGACTTGTAGCTGTACTGGCTGTCATCAGCCTCCACGTCTTCCACGATAGTTGGCATCAAGCCAGCATCGATCAATGGTTTGATCGGGTTTCGAGCCATCCGGTCTTGAGCCTGTACCAGTTCATTCTGCATGGCAGCACTGTTCGATACATAACCGATCTCCAGTGCTTGACGGAGCTGCTGGACGCGTTTGGCGTCTTTGCGGTAATCCATTGCACCTTTGATCGCTACAGCGTGGGAGGAAATGATGTCCTTGATGGACACGCCTTCCACCAGCAGCAAGCTGATGTTGGACATCATGTTGCCCACAAGAGTAGTGATGTTCTTCACCACGAGGATGTCTTTGGCTTCCTTGACCAGCTCTTGCATCATGTCCTCAGCCTGACCGACACGCAGTGCAGCTTTCTCTCCGAACACCGCTTCGGTCATCATCACGAACAGTTGCTCAGCCCAGTTACGTTCACCCGGCAAACCACGAGTCTTCAGGTCACGCGAAGCTTTGTTGAAGGCTTCGGTGAGGCTGTACTTGCGGTAGCCGACGATCAGGTTCAACTGGTTGATCGGCACCAGCATGTTGTCGTTACGCCATA